TTCAGTAGGTAGCGTAACAATTCTTACAGCGACAGGAGTGGCTGCACCTGCAGCAACAGGTGGAGTTGGTGTTGTTAACATAAGCAATGTTGCAAGTACTCTACAAATAACAGGTGTAGGAGCAACTACAGCCGTAGGAAGCGTGACAGCAGGAGTTCCAATACAGGTAACAGGTAGCGGTGCTACAGCATCAGTCGGAACGGCTACAGCGGCAGGAACTAACAGTCTTACTGCTTCAGGCTCAGGCGCAACAGCATCTGTCGGTGCAGTAACAGTAAGCACACCGTCTGTCACAACATATACAGTTACAGTTGCAAGCGGTTCAAACAGCTATGGATCAGGTAATAAATACTACATTGGTGGGTCTGTATCACCTACATTAACTCTAAATGAGGGCAGTACATATCGCTTTGATCAATCAGATGGTAGCAACAGCGCTCACCCATTAAGGTTTTCAACAACAGCAAACGGAACTCATGGTGGCGGTTCAGCCTATACTACAGGCGTGACAACCAGTGGCACAGCAGGTAGTTCTGGTGCGTATGTAGAGATTACAGTCGCGTCTGGTGCGCCAACACTATACTATTATTGCGTAAATCACAGTGGTATGGGAGGTCAGGCAAATACACCTTAACGGTAGATTTGAGAATATAAACATGATAGGATTGCTAAAAGGAGATTAGACATGCCCGGAAAGTTAAAACCAATCCCTAAGGGTAAAGAGAATAGTTTGGGTCAACTACCTGAACCCGTTATTAACAAAATGGGTTTTACAAAGACAGAAGGTGATACACTAAAAATGAAGCATGGTGGTCGCACATGTAAGGGTATGCGTAAAGCCAATAGGGGCGGTTATTTTGGTAGGAATGGATAGTCATTATGGGTAAAATGAAAGAAAAAGACTCAGAACTACAAGACTTACGCGAAGAGTTTTTTGATGGCCCTATGTCAGATTCAATGAGTTTTGATCAGTTTTTGTTAAGTAAGGGTAAAGGCGACTTACTTAAACTATCAGGTCGCAAGCCAACTAAATTGAAACATGGTGGCACAGTGTGTCGTGGTATGGGCAAAGCTCGTGGCGGGAAGTATAGAGTAAGGTAAATTAGATGAACTATACAGAGTTATCACAGGCAATACAGGATTACACGGAGAACACAGAAACTTCTTTTGTGACTAATATTCCTACGTTTGTTCGACAGGCAGAGGAGAAAATACTTCGTACTGTCCTTATACCTGAACTCAGAAAAGCATCTACAGGTGCTACGTTAGCTAATTCTCAATACTTAGCTAGACCTTCTGACATGATAGCTGTATACTCGATTGCCTTAGAAGATGCTGATGGTAATTGGGCTTATCTTTTAAACAAAAATGTTACCTTTATAAAGGAAGCATTTCCTGCAAGCACTGCTTCTACGCCTAAATATTATGCTCAGTTTGTTGGCGGCACAACACTTACACCGGGTTTTTTCATACTGGGGCCAACTCCAGATCAGGCGTATAATGTACAGATAAATTACTATTATGACCCACCATCTATTGTAACCGCAGGTACAACATGGTTGGGTGACAATGCCGAAACAGCTTTGCTGTATGGTGCATTACTAGAGGCGTACTCTTACATGAAGGGCGATACAGATCTTATGAATGAGTATAGAAAACAACATCAACTAGCTATGCAAGCATTTACCAAGGTGGGTGGTCTGCTTCAACAGGATGGCTATAGAAATGGGGAGGAGGGCTATAGCCCTGACGAAGCTAATGTTTAAGTTTAACGTAGATATACCAAAAGATCCTATAGTTAACATACAGACTACAGAGAATAGAGGGTTTACACCTGACGAAGTGGCAGAGAGATGTGTAGAGAAACTGATAAGTGTTTCTGATACTACACACCCCGCTATTCGAGATCAGGCACAAGCCTTCAAAAAGCACATGGAAAAAGTGGTTGCATTTTATATGCGAGAGGCTATTCGCAGTGACCGCACAACCGTGTATAATGCCTTGAAAGACGCGGGGCATCCTAAACTTGCCGAACTAATAAGGAGATTATGATATGGCATTTTCTGGTAACTACATGTGTACGTCCTTCAAGCAAGAACTTCTTGAGGGAGCGCACAACTTCAAAAACTCAGGAGGCGATGTATTCAAGTTAGCAATGTATACAAATAGTGCTTCTTTTAACGCAGCTACAACTGCTTACACAACTTCTAACGAAGTAAGTGGATCTGGTTATACTGCAGGTGGTGGGACTCTAGTAAGAGTAGATCCAACAACATCAGGCACAACAGCTTTGACAGACTTTGCTGATCTGACTTTCTCTAATGCTACTGTGACTGCTCGCGGTGCTTTGATTTACAATACTACAACAGGTAGTGGATCAAGCACAACAGATACAGTCGTTGTATTGGACTTTGGTTCTGACAAAACTTCTACAGCAGGTGATTTTACTATTCAGTTCCCTGCAGCAGATGCTTCTAACGCTATTATTCGTATAGCATAGTCTGAAGGTGATGTTGTGGTCAAATTCGCAGATAGAGTTAGGGTAGGTACAAGTACAACTGGTACTGGAACTATAACATTAGGGTCAGCGGAAACAGGCTACCAAACTTTTGCCTCTGGTGGTGTTAGTAACGGAGATACTGTTAGGTATGTAATAGAAGATGGAGTTAGTGCTTGGGAGATTGGGACAGGTGTTTACACTCACTCAGGCACTACTCTAACCAGAGTTTTAACTTCTAGTTCTACGGGATCTCTACTAAATCTTAGTGGTAATGCAAAGGTTTTTATAAGTCCTTCTGCTGCAGATTTAGTTTTAGCTCCTAATGCTTTTAATGTTAACGAGTTTACAGCTACAGCAAACCAAACGACATTTTCGGTAAACTACACAGTAGGCACTATTGATGTCTTTTTAAACGGCGTTAAGCTACTACAGGGAGATTATACAGCAACAAATGGTACAAGTGTTGTCTTGGATCATGGCGCTGCTGTAAATGACAAAGTAGAAGTTGTGGAATATGGACTTGGCGATAGCAATCTTTCCACATTCTCAAACACTTTTACATTGCCCGGATCTGATGGGTCAAATGGGCAAGCGTTAGTTACAAATGGTAGTGGGACACTTAGTTTTTCTACTATCTCTGGTGGGGGTGGAGCTACTGGTGGTGGTAGTGACGAAGTTTTTCACGAAAACTCTACCACAGTTACAACAAGTTATACTTTAACTACAAATAAAAATGCCATGTCGGTAGGCCCGATTACGATAAATAGTGGGGCGACTGTTACAGTCCCTTCAGGAGCTAGGTGGGTGTTGCTATAATGACTGAAATAAAAGTTGATAACGTACAGAATGCAGCAGGTTCAGGAAAACCAAACTTTCCTGTGTCTCCTACACACTCTGCAGGTTCAGCCCTTTCTACGCTAAACACATACTCGTATACATCTTCTGGTTCAGAGCCAAGCAGTCCTAAAAATGGAGCTTTGTGGTGGGACAGCGGCAACGATAAAGTTATGGTTTATATAGCAGGTGAGTTTAAGGAGATTGAGTTAAACGCTTCTTCTGGTGCTACTTTTACTTGGGGCGGTGATAGAGGTGTTTTTGCTTCTGGTTATGCAAGCGGAACTTATCAAAATACAATAGATTATATTAATTTAACCTCTGCAGGTAATGCTACCGATTTTGGTGATACAACAGAAACAAGAAACGGAGCTAGGGCAACTGGAAGCTCAACTCGATTTGTTACTGGTACAGGTTATACTGGAAGTGGCTATAGTCAAAATTTGGATTATATAACCACTGCAACCACAGGAAATGCCTCTGATTTTGGTGATCATACACATACTGGAATTAGTGGATTGAATCATGGTATTGTATCAAGCGGCACAAGAGGATTATTTGCAGGTGGATATTCTTCTAGTCTTTCTGCCAGAGTCAATGAAATCACTTATATAACTATAGCTAATACTGGAAACACGACAGATTTCGGAGACCTTACTGTATCACTAAATAATGCTGCAGGTGCAGGTGATGGGTCTAGAGGTTTATTTGGAGGCGGTCAGAACGCAAGCTTTGGGTATGAAAATACAATAGCGTATGTAACTATTGATACTACAGGAAATGCCACAGATTTCGGAGACCTTACTTTAGGAAGAAAAGAAGGCTCTGGAGCTGCAGATACTACTAGGTCTCTTTTTCTTGGTGGCGCTCCTTCGACAACAACACAAGGGACTGTAATCGATTATGTTACAACTCAAACTGCAGGGAATGCTACCGATTTTGGAGATCTTCTTAGTTACAGGTTTGATGGCGCTGCAAGCAGTAATGGAACAAAGGCAGTAATGACGGGTTATTACGCAGGTGCTACATCAAATGTAATTGAGCAAGTTACTATACAAACCCCCGGAAATGCAACAGACTTCGGTGATCTTACTTTAGGAAGAACTGGACATGCTGGAGGATCAGGAACAGCATCATGACAAAATCAAGAAACAGACAATTCGCAGATTTAGCTGATTCAGCTAGTATAATAGATGGGTCAACAGCTTCTTATACAACGGCAGAAGAAACTAAACTATCAGGTATAGCCGCAAGTGCTAACAACTATGTTCACCCTAACCATAGTGGCGAGGTTACAAGCTCTGCTGATGGTGCAACAGCTATTGCAAGTAACGTAGTTGACGAAGATAATTTAAAAGTAAGTAACTCACCTACAAATGGATACTTCCTTTCAGCACAGTCAGGAAATACAGGTGGATTAACTTGGGCAGCTCCTCCTGCAGGTTATTCAGATAGTGACGTTGACGCACACTTAGCAACAGCAACTGTTAACCTCGATGCTTCAAATGACCGATTAGGTATAGGGACTAGCTCCCCTCAGAATAAGCTTGACATTGAACATACAACTAATGGGTTTCTCACACTCAGAAGATCATCTCCTAGCAGTGGTACTGGTGAGTTCGCAATCAATGTAGAAAGCACCAGTCAGCCAACATTTGCTTTTGATAGCACAACAAACCTTGTATTCGGCACATCGACTGATCCAAGCGCTCAAAGTGGATTCACAGAAAGAGCAAGAATTACTAACGCAGGAGTTGTTCAAGCTGCTACATTTAACGCCACTTCAGACGCAACTTTAAAAACAAACATCGTACCAATACAAAACCCATTAGATATATTAGAAAAAATAACAGGCGTTTCTTTTGATTGGAGAGACAATGAAGGAAGCGCAGAGGGTGTATTAGCCCAAGATGTAGAGCAAGTTCTGCCCAACGCAGTTTCAACAGATGAAAAAGGTAAGAAGTCAGTAAGCTACAACAACCTAGTCGGTGTGCTTATTGAGGCAGTTAAAGGTCAACAAGAACAGATTAACAAGCTGAAGGATAAATTAAATGGGCTTTCAGGTTAACGGTGTTGAGTGGATTAATAGCAGTGGGCATTTTACCCAAGGTTTAAAAACTGCACAAAACACTGCTATGACTGGTACAGGCTCGATGACCACTAATACGGCGGCTGTTGGAACCTTTGGTACTAGTCGTAACACCGTAGGTAGTGTTACGCTTGGTGTTGCTTATGATGGTTCGCCTACTTATAGTGCAACCGCTTTAAACACTTTTCAGTTTGCCGCTGGTGTCCCCGGTGGTTGGACTATTGCAGGGATAGAACCCTATGGTTCAGGTAGCCCGGGTTCTACTATAAGGGATATGGTCGATATGAATTTCAGTTATGGCGCTTATCCATTTTACGATAGTAATTGGCGGTTAGCTCAGGGTTGGTGGGGTGGCAGCTCACATTTATCAGGGCAAACCCAAAACTCAGATTATGTTAGAAATTTTTCTGGAACTTGGAGTGTTTATTCCCCCGGATCGGAACGAGGTTCTAGCTATTGGCCTAGCAATATATACATGAGGATTGCGTAATGGCTTTTCAAGTAAATGGAACAGCAGTTATAGATGGCTCAAGAAACTTTCAATCTAGTGCTTTTCCTAAAACAGTAAATGGTTTTAGCATAGTGGGTTCTGGTGATATGAAATACGTCAGACCTACAACTTATGGTGCTGTCGGAACTTTTACTATTCAGTGTTGTTCTACTTCAACAGGTAGTAATAATTTTAATTCAGGAACAACTGTGGCAGGGTCAACTTTAATGGTTTTGGTAATAAGTGGAAGGTATTATTCTTTTGACACAACAAGAGGTCATAATACTTCTGATTTACAATCTTATGCCCAATCTGGAACATGGCGTTCTCTTAGTCACCAAGCATTTGATACAAGTGCAGGTAAGCATATGAATATACTTTGGGCTAGGATTTCATAATGGGGTTTCAGATAAACGGCACAACAGTTTTAGATTCTAGTGGCATACAAAACAATGCAAATAGTTTTAGAACATTGGACGGAAACAGCATCTTAGGATCTGGTAATATCACTGACAGTGGCCCGGCTGATGCTTTATACTATGGTAAAGTTGGTGTTTATACTTGGTCAAATTATATACCACCTGTTACATCAGGACAGGCAGTATCAAATGTTGATACCACTGCTACAGTGGCAGCAGGTGGAACTGTTCCAGCAAGTCATCTTGGCAAGGGTGACCAACATTTGACATTTGAGTATTTTGTGGGAGTTATGGAACCTTCTCAAACAACTGGTTGGTATAATACATCATCAATAACAGGTAGGCCAAATGCTCATGCTAGCCCACTTTACACAGGATATTCGGGAACATATCGAAATATGCTCGCACCAAAAAAAGGACGATATGCAAGTCTATGGATAAGGATTTCATAAAATGACAACACCCAAAATCTGGCATATAGAAGAAGTTAGAAATGCAAAATCTTTAAACGAAGAAAATACTGATTTTGATTTAGAAATTAATCATCCAGAGTTTGGGTGGATACCTTACACCTTAACACCTGACGATCCTGATGGAAGCATTAGTAACTCTGAATTGTTATCTATGATGGGGTCAAGTTACGCACAATATGTTCCACCAACTTCTGAAGAAATAATCACACAGCAAGCGGCATCTGTAAGGTTTCAGAGGGACATGTTGTTGAAAACGCATGTTGACCCTATAGTTTCAAATAACTTGCGTTGGAATGATATGACTGATTCACAAAGAACGGAATGGACAGATTATCGCACAGCATTGCTCGATATAACTGATCAGTCAGGCTTTCCGCAAAATGTGACTTGGCCTACTGTCCCTGAAGGCTATGGATTTAGATAGGAAGTAATATGAGTACACTAAGAGTAAACACCATTACGAATAATGGAAGTGCCGTTGACCTACCTCAAAAATTTAAGATAGGCGGAAGCAACGTAGAGCAAGGATATACAGCTAGTGGAAGTGAACCTAGCAGTCCTGCAACAGGTGACTTTTGGTGGGATAGCAGTAACGAAAAACTGTACAGATATATCAGTGGTGAATTTAAAGAGTTAAGTCTGGCTGGATCTTCTGCTCCTGTCTGGGGTGGTTTAAAAGGTTTTACCACAGGGGGCGGCGCTTACACTAATGCTGCAGGTTCTGGTAACCCACAGGGGCCAAGTAGTGGTTATCTGCAACAGATAGATAACTGGACTATAAATGATAGTACACAGGCTACTGATTTTGGTGATCTTAATATGACTCAACCTAACTACACTTATGGAACGAGCAATAATACAAGAGGTGTAATTGCTTCTGGTTACCAAGGTAGCGGAACAGCCGCAAATCAACTAGACTACATAACCTGTGCCACAGCAGGAAATGCTTCTGATTTTGGTGATCAGACTGTTGATAGAACAACTAGTATGGGATCTGTTGGTAATGGAACTCGTGGTATCTACGGTGGCGGATATAGTTTTGGTCAAAGCGGTTACATTAACACCATTGATTATGTAACTATCGCTAATACAGGTAATGCTGTAGACTTTGGGGATCTGTTAGGAGGGGAATCTGGTAATACAGGCGTATTGAAAAGTGGAGCCTCTTCTAATGACGAAACTACTGGGCTGTTCATGGGTGGGCATACACAAAGCCCGTATACTTATCAAAATAGAATACAAAAAATAACTATGGCGACAGCAGGAAATGCTACTGATCATGCAAATCTTACTGCAGCAAACGCATATTTTTTAAAGGGTGTAATATCTGATAATACAACTGGAATAGTTGGAGGTGGTTATAACGGCTCTCAAGATGTTCAGTCTATAGATAGATTTACTATTGCCACTGGTGCAAATGCTACTGATCATGGAGATCTACCTAATGGCGTTAATGATGGAGCCGCTGTTTCTAACGGTACTTACGGAGAGTTTGCAGGAAGTAATTTGGGAGCAGGAGTTGCCAGTGGCCCCAACCTTGATGGAAGAAGGTATGTAGTTACCATAGCAACCGCAGGTAATGCCTCCTTTATAGGAAATCTTGCTATTAGGTGGTATAGTACTTCGGGTTTTTCTGGGGCTTAGAATATGAGTACTGCCGAAGAAGTTACAAAAATTAGTGACAGGGCAGGAACAGGTGCGGTCAACTTTTCTAATGGTTTCAATGTAAACGGTTCTGACAGTGGCATCTCAAGCTTCACGCACACAGAGGGAGCAAATGAACCAAGTAGTCCTAGCAATGGGGACACATGGTGGGATAGCGATAATGATATATACAAAGTATATATGAATAACGAATGGAAAGACTGGTTAGGAACCTCCACTCCTGCATTTGGTTGGGGCGGTGATAGAGGGATTACCGCAGCGGGAGATGGCGCAAGCACTTATAATACTATCGACTATTTTGATATAACTTCAGCAGGTAATGCGACTGATTTTGGTGACACATCGAGCGGCGCTAATAAAGTAGCAGCTATAAGCAATGCTTCAAGAATAGTTATTGGTAGTTTGCCGCCAAGTAACACACAGACTTTAGAATATATTACATCTTCTACAACAGGAAACACTACAGACTTTGGTGATCTAGTACAAGGGATGAGTTATTGCGGTGCGGTTAGCAATGGAACTAGAGGAGTTTGGGGCAGCAAATCGAACAGTGGAGCTATGGAATACATTACTATAGCCAACACAGGTAATGCTACATCTTTTGGGTCTTTAGATTCTTCGAATTATTTTGCTAATAATGGCCCCGCTTGCGGTAGTGATGGAAGTAGAGGACTATTTGCAGGTAACGGTAATGGGTCTAGTATCACAAACGAGATTCAATACATAACAATAGATACAACAGGAAACGCTACTAATTTTGGTACTCTAACTACTACATGGAGAGATTTTTATGGGTTTCAAAAAGTCTCCGATGCCACAAGAACAGTTTTTGGTGGAGGTTTGTCTACAGGAGGTAGCAATAATACTATAGACTATGTTACAACTGGAACTACAGGAAACGCTACAGATTTTGGAGACATGACTACTGGAGTAAGAGGTTGCACAGGTACATCTAACGGCACTGTTGGTGTTTGGATGGGAGGATATACTTCTACTACTGTAAACACTATTCAGTCTGTAACTATACAAACACCCGCAAATGCTGCGGATTTTGGCGACTTAACTGTTGCAAGGTATGAAAACGCAGGATCATCAGGAGCCGCATCATGAGTGAATTCCTAAAAGTTACAAAACTTAGCGATAGAGCAGGTACTGGCGCTGTTAATTTTTCTAACGGTTTTAACATAAACGGTTCTGATAGCGGTATTTCAAGCTTTACACATACAGAAGGAGCTACCGAGCCTAGCAGCCCATCCAACGGAGATACTTGGTGGGATAGTGATAATGACATCTATAAAGTCTACATGAATAATGAGTGGAAAGACTGGCTTGGAGCTACTGCTCCCACTAGTAATGCTTGGAGTGGTGATAGGGGTGTTATCACTGGTGAAAGTTTTACAAACTACGAAATTCAATATTTTAACATAGCTTCAACAAGCAACGCAGCAGATTTTGGTAATCTTAGTGTAACTAGGGGTTTTAAGCTAGGTTCTTGCGGTTCTAGTACTAGAGGTACTTTTGCGGGAGGTTACGCTAGTAGTGCAAGAAGAGATGAAATAGATTATATTACACATTCCACAACAGGTAACGCCACGGACTTTGGAAATCTTGCTACAGCAAGGTCTTATGGGGGTGGTTGTGCTAACGGAACAATAGGGCTTTATGCGGGCGGGATAAATGCTTCATCAAGCTATGTAAACACAGTAGAGTCTTTCACGATAGCCAACACAGGAAACGCTGCGGATTTCGGAGACCTGTCAAGCGCTAATTATGGTAGATTAGGGTCTGGCAATGATGCGACTAGAGCTGTGTTTGGAGGGGGGAGAAGTGGGGGAACCTCAAATACAATAGATTATTTTACCTTTGCTTCAGCAGGAAACGCTACAGATTTTGGAGACTTCTTATCAACTCAGCAGGATCTGCAAGGCTGTTCGGATGCAACCAGAATAGTTTTTGGTGGTAACGCAGGAGGATCAAATGTGCTTCAATATCTTACAACGCAAAGCGCAGGAAATGCTACAGATTTTGGTGATCTTACAGTAAATTTAGATGGAGCCGCAGGTGTGGCAAACTTAACAAAAGGAGTTTTTGCAGGGGGTATTACGCCTAGCAACCCTGCTAATAACTTAGAAATCATAACGATCCAGACCACAGGAAACGCTACTGATCATGGAGACCTTGCAGAAGCACAGTCTTATCCTGTAGCTTGTTCAGGAGCGGCATCTTAAAGGAGAAAAAAATGGGAAAAACTAAAAAGAAAACTAACGTAGTAACGAAGCCAATCACGTTTTCGTTGCCTATAGAGGCGTCTGAGAATATCAATCAGGTAGCTGCTGCGCGGGTGGCAGAGAAGTTACCAGAGATAGATCAGGCAACTAGAGCGTTTGATCGTAATAACTCAGCGACAACTCTGTCTATGATGACGCTCACTATGCTTAACGGTCACTCACCTCACCGTATGCTTCGTCAGATTACAGCAGAGGTAGAAAAGCGTAAGATGGCACTTGCAGACGCGCAGGTCTCACATGCTGAGAAACGTGTAGAAATACTAGACCTCGAAGAAGAGGATGATGTTGTATCTGAGGCAAAGCTCAAAGCAGCCCGTCATGGCCTGACAATGATGGAGCATAAGATAAACGGCTCTATCAAAGACATTGCGGTTCTTATCGATAGCTATGAAAACATAAAAGAGAAGTGGGACATAGACGAGTGGGACGAAGAGTCTTTCGAAAGAGAAGAGAAGCGTCACCATGTGCGCCGTGGCTTCGAGCTTATGTATCGAAACTTGATGGACGGGGGCAGAGTATCAACTTCGACAATAGAATACATGCAGCAATATGGCGTTCATCCACAGGTGGCTATGACTGAGGTCTCTGGGTATATACAGCATACCGCACAACGTATTAAGAACCATGAGCTACCTCACTCTAACGATCTAGAAGAGTTCATGGATTTAATGGCTGATAAGTATTATAAGAATGCAGATAAAACTGCTGAAAGAATATTCGGTAAATCAGATTTTCTGAATCCTGAATATATGTTAAGGTTAGAAAAATCGGAGAAAAAAGATGATACTTGAATATAAAATGCATATGACTGCAGAGGGCATGAAAACTCCTGAGTGGATAGAAGATGGTGGGTACTGGGGTAAATCAGACCATACTTACGTTGGCTGGTCACCAGATGAGTCTGATAGAGAATATTATATTCCAGATACAGTAACCACTCTTACAGCAACAGAGCTAAACACTAGAGTACTGGCGCTTCACAGTGCTAACGCTTTCCAAAAAGATGACCCCGACAGCGATGATCCTAGTGCTACAGTAGACATGACTAACGATGAAGTGTCGGCGATGGTTACTGCTTGGGTAAACGCTAGAGAGTCATAGGAGAGCCTTAGATGTTTGGCTTTCAACCCCTCGCAAAAGTTCCAATAGCTGATGATGTTATTGATTCAGTACCAGTATCTCTTACTGCTACTGGAGTATCTGGAACTGGGCAGGTTGGAAGTGTAGTAATATCAGGTGCTAATGACACACCTGCGGTAGGACTTGAGGCTAGTGTTGGCCCTCATGCTACAGTTACCTTTACTGTTACAGTAGCTAATAGTGGGTCTGGAAATAAGTTCTACATAGATGGTGCAGAAGCACCAACGCTTAATCTTGTAAGAAATACAACATACGTCTTTGACGTATCAGATAATTCAGTTTCAGGCCATCCACTTGCTTTTAAAGATGGGAGTGGAAATAGCTATACTACAGGAGTAACCACTACAGGGACTGCAGGAAATTCTGGAGCTAAAGTTACTTTCGTTGTCCCAAGTAATGCCCCTGATTCTCTTAGGTATTATTGTACTGTTCACGGTAATGGTATGGGTAATACCATTGCGGTATCAACTCTAGACTTCTCTGTATCAGGCGATGCAAACGTAGGCGTTACAGGTATTGCAGCTACTGGCGGTTCTTCAGGAGTTGTAGCTGAGACAGGTATAGGCGTTTCTGTAACAGGTGTGGAGGGAGGAACTCCGAACCCCTTTACTTCTGTTGGCTTTACAGACGTAACTATAATAGCAATAAGCAATATTACAGTTGCGGTTAGTGGTGTTGCTGCTTCTGGTAATGTTGGTTCTACAGGAGCCGCTATACCAAAATCTGTTGATGTTGGAGGCTCTCAAGCAACAGTTAGCACAAATGGAGTGACTGTAGGCGGTGCAGCAGACGTAGCTGAGACAGGTTTTCAAGCATCTTCTGCAGTTGGTAGCCCGACCATAGTCGGTACGGCAAATGTAGCGGTAAGCGGTTTGTCAGGCACAGGTGCTGTTGGCTCTGCAAGTACTGCCATACCTATAACAGTCTCCGTAACAGGTGTGACTTCTAGCACTGCAGTGCGTGGTGTTGAGATCGTTATCCCAGTAAATGTATCGGTTACAGGGCCATCATCTACTGGTACTGCAGGTTCTGCAACCACAATAGGAACGGCAGACATACCATCAACAGGCCTTGCAGCTTCTACATTTGTTGGTTCTGTTACAAGTACCGCTACAGCGAACATATCGGTAACTGGTATATCCGCAACCATAGCTACAAGTTCAGTTACTCCGTACATATCGTTCCCAACAACAGCCGATGGGTCTACTGGTCTTGTTGGAAGCGTGACAATAACAGGTAGGAGTGGGGTTGCAGTAACGGGGGTATCTACAGGCACTCCACTTGTTGGTCAGGTAAGGATGTATAATTCGGTAGATCCTTTACAGGAAACTTTGGCAGATCCGTATTCACCCTTAGTTATAGACGTTCCAACACAAGATGTGTATACTGACATAAATTTAACTGTTGATGAATCTGCTCCCCCTGTATGGTCAGATTTAAACATAGAAGATGAAGCAGCGTAGAGAAATAAGTTCAATTGAACTTTTTATAGGAGCATAAAATGCCTAGTACATTTACAACAAACACGGGGATAGAGAAGCCCGCTTCTGGTGAGCAATCTGGTTCTTGGGGCATAACCGTAAATACAAATAGTGATATTATAGACCGTGCGATCAACGGTGTTGTTAGTTTATCTCTGGTAGGCACTTCTAGTAACCTTACCACGAATAACGGAAGCACATCGGATGGTCAGTATAAAGTTTTAATTTGTACAGGTACTCTAGCTGCAGCTCATACTATCACCATACTGCCCTCAGACGCACAAAAAGTTTACTATGTAAAGAACGATACAAACCAAACAGTTACCCTATCTCAGGGTTCTGGGGCAACTACAGCAAATGTAACTACTGGGTCTTTTGCAATCATATATGCTGATGGTAACAACAATGTTGTAAACCTATCCTCTAACACGCAGCTAGGACAACTAAAACAAAATGGAGTTGCCATAACATCAACCGCTGCAGAACTTAATGTGCTTGATGGTATAAGCGTTAGCTTAGAAGCCGCTGATCTAGATCTTTTAGACGGAGCGGTAAAAAATACTGTGGTTAATCAAAAAGCCGTTATCTACGGAGATAGTGGTGAGGTTCAAGCAGGATTGGTAGATTTTGGGGCGTGGACTATAGATGAGGCAGGTGGTAAATTAGTTTTTTACTATAATGGATCTGCTAAGTTTAGCATAAACTCTTCTGGCGCAGTAGTCGCTGCAAATGATGTGACAGCATATGGATCACCGTAATGGGCTTACCAAACGCAGGAGTTCCGTTAAGTTTAGATGATATCCAAGATGAGTTTGGTGGGTCTAACCCAATAGGTTTGTCTGAATACTTTTCTGCTGCTTCTGGTGTACCTGCTGATGGTAATCCTATTTCTATAAGTGATTTTTACGGCACAGCAAATACTGTTACTTTTAGCTACGAAATTATAGGTGGTGGCGGAGGTGGTGGCTATGGCCTAGAAGATGGTTACGGCTCTACTGCTAGAGCGGGGAGTGGAGGAACTTCTTCGATTACAGGGTCTGGTATGACCACAGTAACTGCATCTGGAGGACAAGGCGGAAGACACGCTGTTATTTCTTGGAGTACAGGCGTAGGTAGTGAGGGTGGAGATTCTTATTATGGCGTAGGGCCGGGGCAAACTGCTAACGGCGTTGCAGGGGCATCAGCGGTATCAACTCATTATGGCGCAGGTGGTTCAGGTGGTGGTGGAGATTCTCCTAACAAATTCGATAGCTCAGGAGGTAAAGGAGAAGGTGGAGCTGCTGCGACTAGGTATACAGGAACACGAGAAGTTGTAAGCGGAACTACTATTACGATAACTATTGGAGCTGCAGGTGCAGGAGGCACTGGGGGCAACCACGCAGGTGGTAACGGAGCGGCAGGTTATGCAAGAATTACAGTTGGTGGCAACGTGTATCCTTTTACATCCAGTGGAACTTTGACATTAAGTAGTTAGGATAAAAATGTCTTATATAGGAAAATTATTTGCTCATCTTCATCCGTCCACAAACGAGTTAGATTCAGCAATTCTAAATAAAACAACAGAACTCATTTATTGTTATAGAGACGGTGTCGAAAGCGTAACTTTAGTGGTTGATAATAGGCAGACCCTTAGAGATTTAGTCGGTGACTTGCCTCCAGAAATATACAATACAACTAGGTATGGAGTAGATCTAAGTAGTATTGGAACTGATAAAGTTAGAATATATCTCAATTCTCATTCCAGTGAAGAGCATATAATAGGTTATTACTTTTCTAGCGATAACAAAGTAGTCCAAAAGAAAAACTACAAAAAAACTGATACTACCGATGCATTGATCGATAGGTATGAATCTGATGGCACTGAAATATCTATAGATGAAGTTGAAGTTGTTGCATCCAGAGCCGACTGGGGCGGAAGTAGTTCATTAGCCGATAGTTTAGAAAAGATTGCTTCAGATAATAATTTTATACTAGTATATTCTAAGAGAGAAGGTAAGGATCAAAGCTATATAAAAGTAGCCGCTTATTGAGGGTTTTTAAATGGTATTACAAAAAATGGAATTTAGGCCCGGAATAAACTCGGAGCTTCCTGATTACGCCAATGAAAACGGTTGGAGTGATGGGGATAAGATACGGTTCAGAGAAGGTTACCCAGAAAAAATAGGTGGTTGGGCTGCTAAAGGTGAAAATCAGTTTATAGGTTCTTGCCGTGCATTAAAGCCTTGGTTGACGTTAGAATCAGATAGATTGGTAGGGGTGGGTACGCACCTTAAATACTACATAGAAGACGGTGGGGTCTTTTATGACATTACACCAATAAGAAACACAACCGCAGCGGGAGATGTAACTTTTTCTGCCACAACTGGTAGTCATGTTATAACTGTGACAGATACAAACCATGAAGCTAAACTAGGTGATTTTGTTACGTTTAGTGGGGCTGTTGGCCTTGGAGGAGCAATAACAGCAGATGTTTTAAATCAAGAATATCAAATACAAACAGCTACAAACAGCACTTATACGATAAATGCTAGGACAGCAAATACAGACGTAAACCAATATTATGATGGTGGGGTTATAAATGATGCTGCAGCATATGTATCAGCGACATCAGGAGATACAAACACTGGCGGCTCAAATACAGTAGGCGCTTATCAAGTGCAGTCTGGTGTGGATACATCTACATTTGGCAATGGTTGGGGTGCAGGTACATGGTCTAGAGGCGCTTGGAACTCAAGAGCTTCAGTCAATGTTTTGGCAGAGACATTAAGATTATGGCAACATGATACTTTTGGTGAAGACCTTATTTTTTGTGTACGAGATGGGCCAATATTCTACTGGGACACATCTGGCAGTGTTTCTCAGAGAGGTGTATACTTATCAGCCCTTACAAGTGCGAGCAACACACCTTTAGTAGCAAAACAGGTTATGGTGTCAGATATTGATAGGCACGTTATAGCTTTTGGCTGCAACCCGCTTGGATCTAACGTACAAGACCCTCTTCTTATTAGATTTTCAGATCAAGAAAATCCTGCGAATTGGACACCTTTAACTACTAATACAGCAGGGGATCTCCGTATAGGTTCTGGTACAGCCATAGTGCAAGCGGTTGAGACAAGACAAGAGATACTAATTTTTACAGACCAAGGTCTACACTCTATGCAGTTTATAGGCCCACCTTTTACTTTTGGTATAAACAGGGTTTCAGAGAATTTAAGTATTAGAAGCCCTAACTCTGCTGTTGCTATAGGTGATAATGTATATTGGATGGGTGTTGATCAATTTTATGTGTACTCAGGTAATGTCGCTCAACTTAATTGCACAGTAAAAGAGAAGGTACTTACAGATATTAATAATGAGCAGTCAGAAAAAATATTTGTTGGTGTAAACTCTGGCTACGGTGAAATATGGTGGTTCTATCCATCGTTAGAAAGTGATAACATTGATAAGTACGTTGTCTATAATTACAACCAAGACATTTGGTATTATGGTACTTTAGACAGAACCGCATGGATAGATATGGGTGTAGACGATTACCCAATAGCAGCGGGGACAGATGGTAAACTTTATTTCCACGAGTTTGGGCATGATGACCAAAGCACTCCAACGCCAACTGCAATCAATGCTTTTGTGCAATCTGCTCCCATAGATTTAGGAGATGGTGAGGTCTTTAGCTATGTTCGAAAGCTAATACCTGATGTAACTTTTAGAAACAGCACTAATGCTGCACCGACAGTAGATTATACCATAGACGCTTTTAACTATAATGGCGGTCTGCAGGTTAGCTCTGACACAGCAAATATTGTTAAATCTTCCTCTGTTCCTATAGAGCAGTATACAGAGAAAGTAGATCTTAGAGTTAGAGGCAGAGCCATTGCTTTAAAAGTGCAATCTTCTCAAACAGGCACAACATGGAGATTAGGTCTAAATAGACTTGATATTAGACCTGACGGGAAAAGATAATGGCAGATAACCCGCTCCCACGGTATTTCTTTGCCGTACCACCAAAAGAATACGACCAAAACTACATGCGTGAAGTGGTTAGAGCTTTTTCCCTTTTCCAAGAGCAGTTAACAAACCCCGGAAAGGTAACAGCTAACGAGTTAAATTTAAAACCTGAAGGTGGGGGCATAAAGCAGTTTGCTAATAACGTAGAAGCTTATAATGCAGGTCTTCAGCCCGGCGATATGTGGATGCTTTCCACAGGTGAAGTAAGGATTGTTATTGACCCTAATATAGATGTGCCAGTGAGTATTGAGTACTTTAGATCAGGTACGGGACAGGTGGGTCAGGTTATAACCTTTGATGCTTCTGCAGAGATAGATGATGTTATCCATTTTATGGCAGATGGTCAGGTTGGAGGCGCTAATGCTGTTGCTGTTTATAGTATTACAGGTACAGCCGCCGCCGCTACTTCTGGCGTTGGGGCAGTAACTACTGCATTTGCGTACTCTTTTACTGGAACCGCTGCATCTGCTACTTCTGGTGTGGGTACAGTAACTATTGTAATATAAGGAATTGTTATGTCTGATACAGTAATAAATATGCCTGATGGCTCGAAATGGTCACCTTCTTCGTCTACGGATGTAGTGAAGTGTGCAAATTGTGAAAACGAGGTAGATACACCTGCAGAGATTGCATCATACCCTGATGGAGATTGCCCAGATTGTGGAGAGCCTTGGACAGGAAGTGAAGTAAGAAAAACTACAATATCAGTTACAGCACCTGCTAAGATTAGTGGCGCTACCTAATGACACTACCTTCCTTTGGTGTTCCGTTAAGCTTAAACCAAATTCACATTGAAGTTGGTGGTACAAGCGGAACTACGGTTTCTCTAAATGAGACCGATGTCAGAGGTTTAATAAGCAAGGGTCTAAACGCTTCAAATTCTATATCAGATTATTATGGAGCAAGCGCAGCACCTTCTAGTCCAATTATAGCGGGTGATGGGTACTTTTTATTAATGCAGTATGCTCCCCCTTTCACTATGGGGTTGCCAATGGCAATATGGTTTGGACATGCTGTTTTAAAGCTAGGCGGTAATGTAGTAAAAGGAAATTTTGGTAGTTCTTCTTCTTGGAACTCTGGTCAACAAACAAGCCCCGGCACTGTTGCTACCTTCTTTTCTAATCTTACTTATACACACACGGATGGTAACGCTTATGTTCCAGTTACACCCGTAAACCCTAGTAATAGTGCAACTTGGCCTCCAAATGTTCAAAACCCCACTTTTGCACAAAATACTTATGATAACAGAGGTGTACAGTAATATAGACTTTTTAAGGCATAGTAGTATAATGTGTAAGAAGTTTTTGAGAGTATATTGTTATGAGTGATAAACTACCAAAAGTAAGTATTGCTGTAGTCGGGGTTGTAATTGCCCAGATCGGTGGTTTTATATGGTGGACTGCACAGCAAGCTAGTACAATACAAAACCTTGAAGAGACGGTAAATGTTCTAACAGTAGAGAATAACGCTACAGACAGGACAAACCTGATTAGAGATGTTGAGAAAAACTCTGAGGATCTTCAAGAAATAATTGATATATTATCTGAGGTTTATGAAGATTTGGAAGATGGCGATAACGAGCTTTGGGAAGAAATAGATCAAATTCACGAGGATGTCGGTGGGATGGCAGCTCATATGATGGCTATTGTAAAGTTACAGTCTAGGGTGGCAATTTTGGAAAAGACCGTTGAGTTTACACGACAAGATGGAATGTAAAAATCGATCCTTTAACAATTTTAGCAGGACTGAAAACTGGACTCGCGGCCGGCCGGACAATCAGTTCTTTAAGTAAAGACATAGGTAAATTTTTTGATGCAACTGATGCAGCTAAAAAAACGCTGCAGCAAAAGGGTGTGTCTGCTAAAAGCACAAATGCTACGGCATTGGATAGATGGGCTAAGTTACGTCAGGCTGCTGAGGCCGAAGAGGAACTGAAGGAATGGATCACACAGACGTATGGCAGGAGCAAATACTTGGAATTACTCAAAATAAGACGAGAGGTACTTGCAGAGAAACGTGAGGCTGAAGCCCAAGCTAGAAGAGACGCTATACAACGACAAGAGATGATGATTACTATAGTTGGTATCGTTGTATTACTAATATTCTCTGCTGTAGGTGCAGCAGCTTACCTTCATTATATGGGGTGGATTGATGTTAGGAGTTACTTTAGATGATTTATGTACTGGTCTTTATTCAGTTTCTAAATACAGACAATCTAAGGTTCTACCAAATAGCAACCTTTCCTGAAATGAGCCAATGCCAAGAAGAAAAAAAGAAAGCGAGCGTAATGAAAAATCACACAAGCCAAGAGCTTTT